TCAATCAGACTGGGACACAAATCCACCATCTCCCAAAGATAATTTAGATCAATCTAATGATTATTGGGATACAATGATAGCATTGAAAAAAATCAATGCAAGTGATGTTAGTCAAGTTGTGAGAAAACAAACTTGGCAATCAGGTATTACATATGATATGTGGAGAAATGACATAAGCAGAAGTAATCCATCTCAACCATCTGGGTCTTTTAATATTTACTCTGCAAATTACTATGTGATGAATAGTGATTATAGAGTTTATATTTGCTTATATAATAACGCTAGTCCAGAAAATAATTTTAATGGAGGACCATCACTAGATGAACCCACTTTTACTGATTTAGAACCAAGATCAGCTGGCAGTAGTGGTGATGGATATATTTGGAAGTATCTTTATACTATTAAACCAAATCAAGCAATTAAGTTTGATTCAACTAATTATATTCCTGTTCCAAGTGATTGGAGTGGAAGTGCAGAAAATGCTGCGGTAAGATCAAATGCATCCACCAGTGGACAATTAAAGATTATTACTGTTAGAAATCGTGGTGTTGGTTTAGGAACTGCCAGAACTTATACTGGTGTCCCAATCAAAGGAGATGGTTCCAATGGAGAAGCTACTGTTGTTGTCAATAGTGATGCTAAAATTGAATCAGTAACTGTCTCAAAGGGTGGTTCTGGATATACTTTTGGAACTGTAGATCTTGAGTCAGGAGGTGTTCCGACTGGATCAACAAAACCCATCTTCAATGTGATTATTCCTCCCACTGGAGGACATGGATATGATATTTACAGTGAACTTGGAGCATATAATGTTTTAACATATGCTAGATTTGAAAATGATACTGAAAATCCTGACTTTATTACAGGTAATCAGTTTGCCAGAGTTGGTATGATTGAAAATCCTCAGGCATATAATTCAACACAAATTCTTAATACTGATAAAGCTAGTGCATTGTATGCATTAAGACTTACTGGTGCTGGATATAGTTCAGCATCCTTTACTGCTGATACCCATATTACACAAACAGTAGGACTTGGTTCAACAGCTGTTGGAAGAGTTGTTTCTTATGATCAAACAACAGGTGTGCTTAAATATTGGCAAGATAGAACAAATTGTGGGTTTAACTCTGATGGAACACAGAATTCAAGTCCAAAATATGGATTTGAAGAATTGAGATTTACTTCAACACCAACATCAGATGGCAATTTGAACATTCTTGGGGGAAGCGTTACCTTAGGGATTGATACTGGGTTTACAGGTGTCTCTACAGTAATAAATAGTAGGACATATAATTTAGGTCAAGACTTCACAAAAGGTGTTGCCCAACCAGAGTCCAAAAAATATTCTGGAAACATCATATATGTTGATAACAGACCATCTGTTACAAGGTCGTCATCACAAAAAGAAGACGTAAAGATTATCTTGCAGTTCTAAAGAATTATGCCACAGGAAACTAACCTCAACGTTGCTCCTTATTTTGACGACTTTGATCCAACGAGTAACTACCATCAAGTATTATTCAAACCTGCATATCCAATTCAGGCAAGAGAATTAAATAATCTCCAATCAATTCTTCAAAATCAAATTGAAGATATGGGTGATAATCTCTTCAAAGAGGGATCTGTAATCATTCCTGGTCAATTAAACTATAATGATAGATTTTATTGTATTCAAATTCAATCTGAATACTTGGGAATCCCAGTATCATTGTACTTGGATCAATTGGTAGGGAAAACTATCAAAGGAAAGGACTCTGGCATCACTGCGAAAGTAATTACATATATCACAAATGATCAATCAGTAAGAGGGAATTATACTCTTTATCTTAGTTACGAAGACTCTGGTGATGATAACTCCAGTCAAGTATTTTTTGACAATGAAGTTTTAATTACAGAATCAACTATTTCATATTCAGCCACTTTTATTGCATCTGGTGAAGGTTTTGCTAATACCACTCCAACTAGTGCTTCTGCAATTGGTTCTGCATTTACCTTAAATGCAGGAGTATATTATTTGAGGGGTTATTTTGTAAATGTAGACAGTCAGATATTAATTCTTGACCAATATTCAACCAATTCTAGCTATAGAATTGGTCTTTCTATCAATGAGGAAGTTGTTTCTTCGGATGTTGATCCATCTCTTAATGACAATTCTCAGGGTTTTAATAATTATACAGCACCAGGAGCTGATAGATTAAAAATCACTGCTACTTTGAGCAAAAAACTTCCTAATGAATATGATGATAGTAGTTTTGTACAACTTGCTGAAGTTAAAGATGGCATATTGAGAGAAATTCTCAATACTACGAAGTATAATGTTCTTGGAGATGAATTAGCAAAAAGAACTTTTGATGAATCTGGACATTATTATGTAAAAGAATTTGTTACCACTGTAAGAGAAAGTTTAAATAATCAAGAAGGCAACAGAGGAATTTATAATCCAGGTCAAGTCACTTCTCAGGGAAATACTCCATCTGATGACTTGATGACTTATAAAATTTCTCCAGGAAAAGCATATGTAAAGGGATATGAGGTAGAAAGGAGATCATCAACTCTTGTAGATGTTTCAAAACCAAGAACCACTAGATTAGTAAAGAATCAAGGTATTAACTTTGGTTTTGGGCCGACATTTTCTGTTAATAGAGTTTATGGATCTCCTATCATTGGATTCAATACATCCAATACTATAAGTCTCAGAAATATAAGAGTTGGTGTTGATTCTACAACATCTCCAGGCAAAGAAATTGGACAGGCAAGACTTTATGATTTCTCTCTAGAATCTGGGTCTTACAATAACACAAATTCAAATATCAATCAGTGGGATCTCTCACTGTTTGATCTTGACACATATCAAGATCTTACTATAAACGTAGCAGCAACTCTTACCAAACCACTTCATATTGAGGGCGAATCAAGTGGTGCTACTGCATTTTTGAAGCACAATGTTTCTGCCGGAACCGCTTTAACTGCACATAGTGTTCAGGGAGAATTTATAACAGGTGAAAGACTTAAGTTTAATGGTGTTTTAGATAACTCAAGATATGTTGTAGATAACAAAAATTATCAAATTTCTGATATTAAGTCAGTATATTCTATTGTTGGAACTTCTAATACTTTCACAGCAGACATTGTTCAGTCTCCTGCTGTTAGACTTGATATTTCACAAATTACTGGTGAGAGTTTAGGTGTTTCAACAATTACATCCCCTGCACTTGGTGGAAGAACATTTACTGGAATTGCAACTGTAGGCAATTTAGTAAGTTATTCAAGACCAGGATTAAGTGATATTTCATTTGCAAGAATCACTGATGTAAAAACATCTTCTTTAACTGTTGTTGGTGTTGACACAGTTACTGGTGTATGTGATGGTGCTCTTCCATCTGCAGATTTTACTGCAAATGACCTAACAATTGTTGATAGTAAACTTCAAGATTCAAATGGATCAGGGAATTTCTCAAATAATGAATCAGTTTACAGCATCTTACCTAGAAAAAATATTGAGTCTGTTGATTTAACTAGTTCAGATATTACTTTTAGGCAAAAGTTTAGCACTAGTATAGATGCAACAGGTTCAACTGCTGCAATTAATATATCAGATCCAAATAGTGAAATTTTCTTACCATTTGATGAAGAAAGGTATTCATTAATTACTTCTGATGGAAAAACTGAAGTTCTAACTGCAGATAAGTTTAACTTTACTTCTGGATCCACTATTCTTACAATTGATGGTCTTAGTGGTGCAGATCCAGATGCAACATTGATTGCCACAATTCGTAAACAGAATGTTACATCCAAGACCAAGTTAAAAAATGTAGCAAATAGAATTGTAATTGATAAATCAACACTTTCTGGTTCAGGTATCGGAGGTACTACACTAAATGATGGATTGACATATGGTGATTATCCTTTTGGAACAAGAGTTCAAGATAACATTATTTCACTCAATGTTCCTGATGTTATAAGGGTATATGGAGTATTTGAATCCACAAATACATCTAATCCAGAGTCGCCATTTATGACTTTAGCGTCAATGAATGGACCATCAGCATCAACTAATGATCTGATTATTGGTGAAACAGTTACAGGTTCCATTAGCGGAGCAAAAGCAGTTTATCTAACTAAAAAGTCTGATACAAGTATAGGTTTTGTTTATAGAAATGATAGTGTATTCCAAAATAATGAAACTGTAGTATTTTCTGAGTCTGGTGTAACTGCAACTGCCCAAAATATTAATGTTGGTTCTTTAAATGTAACTAGAGATTATCTTTTCTTTAATGGTCAAAAAGATTCATATTATGATTATGGAAGAATCATAAGAAGAGGGGGAAGATCTACTCCAACTAAAAAGCTGATTGTATATTTTGCAAATGCATATTATGATTCTGCTGATACTGGAGATATTACAACTGTCAATTCATATAATGATTTGAACTATTCCACAGAAGTTGGATCACTCAATGGAGTAAGAACCACTGATATAATTGATGGAAGACCAAGAGTTAGCAACTTTACTGTCACACCTGGATCTAATTCTCCATTAGATTTTGATGGAAGGTCATTTGATGGTGGCCAGCATAGCTCAAGCAGAATAATTGCTTCTGATGAATCTATTACTTTAGATTATAATTATTATCTTGCTAGGGCAGATAGAATTTATTTGAATAAAGATGGATTTATTAGTGTAAAATATGGATCACCTGATGATATTCCAAATCTTCCAGATGAGGAAAGTGGATCATTAAATATTGCTAATGTTTTCCTCCCTGCATATCTTTATAGTGTAGAGGATGCAAGGGTTAAAGCAGTTCAACATAAGAGATATCAGATGAATGATATCTCTAAACTAGAGCAGAGAATTAAGAATCTTGAGTACTATACCTCACTCAATCTTCTTGAGCAATCAACTTTGAATACATTTGTTCCAGATATTAATGGACTCAATAGATTTAAATCTGGAATTTTTGTTGATAACTTTACTTCAACTCAACCTCAAGATACTAGCATTGGTGTTAAGAACAGTATTGATACTAAGAAAAAAGTTTTAAGACCTGCACACTATTCAACAGCATTCAATCTTCAACTATCAACTAGTGCTGTTCCTGGAATTGGAAACACTACAAATGCAAATGCTGATTCCAGATTTACAGCACTTTCTGGTGCAAATATTAGAAGATCTGGTCAGGTCATTACCTTAGACTACAATCAAGTTCCTTGGCTTTCTCAACCATTCTCAACTAGAATTGAGAATGTAACTCCTTTCTTGGTAACTTATTATCAAGGTTCTGTAGCTCTTGAACCTACAGTTGATGTTTGGATTGATACCAATAGAATGGAGGTTCGTGATGTTGAAATGGAGGGTTCTTTTGCAGGTGTTGCTGAAGCTCTTGGAGCAGAAGTCACTGATAGTGCTGATGGATCTAGAATTGGTGTTACACCAGTGCTTTGGGATTCATGGGAGACCACTGGAATTAATTTAAGTGCCAACTCTGTCACAAATAGGACAGAATCCGTAATTGCAGCTGCTAACAGAAGAGGAATAAGTGGAACTCAACTTTTAAGTGATGCTGGTCAAAGAACTGGTGGTGTTTCTTTATGGAATAGCACAGTAAGTTCTACAACCATTGATGGTTCTCTGACCATAGAGCAAAATAGAACTGGAACTCAGCAAACTGTCAATGAAGTAATTAATACTGAATCACTTGGTGACAGAATAGTCAATAGAGAGATCTTACACTTTATGAGATCTCGTAATATTCAGTTTACTGGAACAAAGTTTAAACCATTCACTCAACTCTATTCATTCTTTGATGGTGTTGATATCACTAGGTTTAGTATTCCTAAACTTGTTGAAATCAGAATGACAACAGGTACTTTTGTTGTTGGTGAAACTGTAAATGGTGTAATGCCATCATCTGAAAGTTCACAATTGCAAGACTCTTCATCAAATGCATCAATTACTTTCAGAGTAGCATCAACAAATCATAAGTATGGACCTTATAATAGTCCATCTGATGTATATGTGGCAAATCCTTACTCCAGATCAAATAATGTTCCAGTAAGCTACACACAATCATCTACTTTATTGAATGTTGATACATTCAGTCTACAATCTGAAGACTTTCCTCAGTTCAGAGGATACATTCAACAAGGAATGATTCTGAGAGGAACAAATGGAGCTGAAGCAGTTGTAACTAATGTAAGATTAGTTACAGATAATGTAGGAACACTAATTGGTTCATATTTTGTCCCAGATAGTTCAAATATTGCTAATCCTATATTTGAAACTGGTAGAAATATCTTCAGGTTAACCAGTAGTCCTGTTAACAGCACAATAAGAGGAACTACAACCACAGCAGGAGAAGAGATTTTCTATTCACAAGGTGATATTGATAATACTCAAGAAGTTACTCTTTCATTGAGAAATGCAAGGGTATCTACCAATCAAGACTTTGAAGAAACTAGACAAATACCCAATGAGTTTGATTTTGATGTCCTTACAGACTTCAACTTACGTCCACCACCACCCCCACCACCACCACCAGCACCACCAAGACCTAGAGGTGGGGATCCACTTGCTCAAACATTTAAAGTGGATGATGAAACTGGAATCTACTTGAGTAAAGTAGAAGTGTTTTTCCAATCAAAAGCACAAAGTCTTCCAGTAACAATTCAAATTCGCGAAACTACACTTGGTACACCAAATGATAGAATTCTCCCATATTCTGAGGTAGATCTTACTCCTCAAAGTGTTGGAATTTCTGAAAATGGCACTGTACCAACAACATTTGAATTTGAATCTCCAGTTTATCTTAAAGGAAATACAGAATATGCATTAGTTCTGCTTTCAAATACAACAGAATATAATGTATTCATTTCTAGGTTAGGAGAACCAGATTTATCAACTTTAGGAACAGAAGCTGGTCAGGTTCTTGTAACTTCTCAACCAATTTTGGGATCATTGTTCAAATCCCAAAATGCTTCTGTGTGGACACCAAGTCAATATGAAGATCTGAAGTTCAATCTCTATCGTTCTGATTTTGTTGGATCTGGAAATGTTCAATTCTTCAATCCTGAACTTCCAACATCACTTGAAAGAATATCTAAAAATGGCATTAGTGCTGTTCCCAGAAGCATTAGCATCGGTATTGGAACAACAGTTGCTGATGCTGATCTTAAGATTGGAAATACTATCATTCAAGTCAATTCTGATGCATCAGGTAACTTAGTTGGTTTTGCAGGTTCAATGACTGGTGATCTTGCTCTTACTAATGTAGGTGCAGGATATACTCCAACAATTGGATATTTTACACATACTGGTGTTGCTTTAACATCTGTGACTGGAACTGGCATTAATGGAACAGCTGATATTACTATCAGCAATGGAGTTGCTATTGCTGCAACTGTCAACAATGGAGGTAAGGGATTCCAAATTGGTGATGTATTGACACCAGTCAGTATTGGAAGTGATGAACTTGGTTCTGGTATGCAACTTTCTGTTGTAAATTTGAAAGGTTATAATGAATTGATTCTTGACAATGTTCAAGGAACTTTTGGCACAAATAACTATCTTCAGTATAGAGATTCCTCAGGTATTTCAACTGATATCAATGCTGGAATTGGTGGAAGTGTATTCCCAGTAGCACCTTACAGAGTTAACAATGATGGATTGCATCTCAAGATTTTCCAAAGAAATCATGGAATGTATTCTGAAATTAATAGAGTTAACATTCAAAATGTTGATACTGATGTTCCAGCATCTGCTCTTACTTTAGATTATCAAAAAACAGAAACTGGTGTCATTTCTATTGCCAATACTGCAAACTTTGGTGTTTTTGAAGGTATTGGTGTTGGCGCTACAAATCCAGGATATGTTAAGATTGGTTCAGAAATCATTGAATATACTGGTGTTTCTGGTAATACCTTAACAGGCATTACAAGTAGAGGAATTGATAATACACTATCATCAAAACATAGTGTCAATGACTTAGTTTACAAGTATGAATTTGCTGGTATCTCTTTGAGAAGAATCAATAAAACCCACATTCTCTCTGATGCTACTGTTCCAAATCCAATTGAGATTGACTCTTATCATATTAAGATAGATATGTCTCAAAATGGAAATGATAAGAGTGAATCTTCATCTACTTTTGGTGCAAGGTATTTGAATGAGATTAAACTTGGTGGTGGCATTGATGCCAGAGGAACCTACAATCTTCCTTATAATTTGATTATTCCAGATATTAGAAATACCTCTCCTACTGGAACAAATGTTTATGGTTCTGTGAGATCTGTTTCAGAGACTAGTGTTTCTGGAAGTGAGGTATCTTATGTTGATCAAGGTTATCAGGAAATTGCCATTAGAGAAAAGAATTATTTTGAATCTCAAAGAATGGTGGTTTCCAAGACAAATGAAGATGCTTACTTAAACACACTTCCAGGAAATAAATCATTTACAATGTCTCTCGATTTGAGAACATATGATAGAAGACTTTCTCCAAGTATTGATTTGGATCATTCATCTGTAGTGTTTGTCTCTAATAGAGTCAACTCCCCCATTACAGACTACATTAATGATCCAAGAGCAAATAGCATTGGTGGAGATCCAAATAGTCTAATATATGTGACAAAACTCGTAACTCTAGAAAATCCAGCATCATCAATTAAAGTTTATATTGATGGATATGTTTCAAATTATAATGATATTAGAATGTTCTATGCTTTGGATCAAAATCTTCCAGCAAATGAAACTATTTTTGTTCCATTCCCAGGATACAAAAATATTGATGGGGTTGGAAATATTATCAATCCATCTCTTAATGATGGTACATCTGATACTCTTATTAGAAAGTCTGATGCCTACACCCCTGAACCAGCAGTCAATCAATTTAAAGAGTACTCATTTACTATTGATCAACTGAAACCATTTAAGAACTTCAGAATTAAATTGATTGGAACTTCAACTAATCAATCTGTTGTTCCTCAATTTAGAAATCTACGTGTTATTGCTTTAGCATAATGAACTTATTACCCATTGAAGGAAAAGATGACTTTCATAGAGATTTAAACTCTCGTGCTGTGATTAATACAGACAATACTCAATATGAGTCTTATATGAATAGTAGAAATAGACTCTCTTCTGAGAAGGAGAGAGTCAATAAAATTGAAGAAAAGGTTGACAACCTTTCTGAAGATATTAATGATATCAAATCAATGCTCCAAACTATCATAAAGCAAAATGGCCAATAATACCATCACATTTGATCCTGCTGCTGGTGTAGCATATGGAGTCAATTTGAAAATTTATACTGGTGCTGATTTCAGATCCACATTTCATGTAAAAAATAATGATGGATCTGATTTTGATTTAACTAGTTATAGTGGCACTGCAAAAATGAAAAAATCTGCAGATGTTGGATCCAGTGTTTCAATAGCTGCTACATTTACAGTAGGAATCACAAGTGTGAAAGGTGGTGAATTTAAATTATCTCTTACAGAAACTCAAACTGACAATTTAAATCCAGGTAGATATTTCTATAATATGAATGTAAGTATTGGGTCCAGCACTTACAGAATTATTGAAGGAAATGTACTTGTTATTGGTGGGGCATTCTAAATAGTAAAAAAGATAGTGTGTAATGGCTCAACCTTCTACACGACAAGAATTAATTGACTA